TAACTAATAGAAATTTTCCAGTTTTTAGTTTTGAGTGTTTTCAATTTTGAAGCTTTGAAGATTTCCAGTTTTTAGTTTTGAGTGTTTTCAATTTTGAAGCTTTGAAGATTTCCAGTTTTTAGTTTTGAGTGTTTTCAATTTTTTATACGTTCGGGCGCACCTGCGCGCACCCCTACACATACGCCCGCACGCACCCGCGCCCATACCTGCGCCAGCACACACACACACACACACGCCTGCACGCCAGCGCGCACAGATAGGATTCCCCCGCGCCGCGCTCGTGCCATGGTCACGCCACGCCGCGTTAAAACCCTCGCGCCTGGCGTATGGCGCACCATACACCGCGCGCCCTCTGTGTGCGCCTGTGAGAGGGTTTTCGGGTTTCCCGCGATGTCGCGTCCATAAAACGCGCCGCGCCTCTGTGGTGGCATTCTAGAGGGGTTTTTCATTATGAAAATAATTCAGCGGGTAGGTTGACCGCATATACAGGGCGTGTATGGTGCTGCTTACACCTAACCAACACGGGGAACAGAGTCATGGATGGCTTCATCTTTAAGGCTAACAAAAGATTTAAGAATACCCTTAGTAATCGCCTAACAAATTATGAAACCCTAACGCGTAACGGTTTCGGGCGTATCGCCACAAGTCCGGAAAAGGGGGATCGATACGCCCGGCGCTATGGTTTGAAGTCCGTCAACGTGTTTGATTTTAACTTTCATGCCTCCATGATTCAGCTCATGGTTAAGGGTTATAAAGCAGCTATTCTGTTTACTGAATGCGAGCCCGGAACGGATGCGGAGTCGTATGGCCTGGAAAATGAAAGCGCGCTTCATGGCGATATCAGCGACTCGGATTTTTCAGGGGAAATGGACTCGCGAATCGAGCGCGACTGCGCCGCTTTCTACATCGAGAATCTCGACACGTTCGACTCGTTGTGGGCGTATGTGCGGGAGAACTATGTTTATATTCAGGGCGGACTCTATGGCCCATACGAAGCAGGGATCGATCTTTGGCTGACTCGAAATGGTCACGGAGCTGGGTTCTGGGATCGCGGACTCGGCGAACTTGGCGATACACTTAGCGCTGCCTGTGAGTCGTTCGGCGAAGTCTGGGCGTACCTTGGCGACGACTCGCGGGTTCATATCAGCTAACCGCAAGAAAGATTCAGCTGGTAGGTTGACCGCATATACAGGGCGTGTATGGTGCATATACCGAAACGCTCAAAACAAGGGACCGAGCTTATGTCCGATTTAATCGAAACCGAAACCCGCGAAATTGCGGGCCGCGAGTATGAGGTGAAAACCTTTTACGACTCCCACATGTGCGCGCCGTGGATTGAGGATGGCGGTCACGGTCCCGTGACAGATTGGGAACGCCGTGGCAAGGCGCCTGGTGAATTGATCCTGTGCAGGTCACACGGTTCAAAGCGGTTCTTTGACTTTAAGGCAGCTGTTGCTATAGCCCGCCGTGACGGATGGAGCGCAAACGAGGCGGACTATGAGGCATGGAAGGCGGGAACCCTGACAGAGGGCCAGCGGGCCGAAAGAGCAGCGCGCGCGGACTATGAGAGGATGCGCGGCTGGTGCAATGACTCTTGGCATTGGATAGGGATTCGGGTTGCACCCTTGTGCGACTGCGGAGAAGCGGCGGAGGACAAAGCGGAATCCCTTTGGGGCATTGAGTCCGATTGTGGTGACTACTTCGACTCCGTTGTACTTGAACTTGTGGAGCAAATAGACCCCCTGGCCCTTGGCCATTGTCCTAACATGTAGACGCGGCGGCCAGTCGCGCGCGCCTTGTCCGACTTTTGAAAGGTTGAACCCATGACCATGACCGAAACCGAAACCCCGAATCCCGCCGCAACCTTGGCCGCCCTTGGCGTCACTGTTGAGTCCGTTTTCGTCCCCTTTTCACGTTCGCGCAATGCGGGGCAGGAAACCCCGAATCTAAATTGGCTAGTGACTATCAAGCGGGATGGGCGCGAGGTCCTGACAACGGATTATATGGCAGGCCAAGGGCACGCCCAAGCCTATCAGGTGGAGTCCGTCCCGTCCAATTTCTCCCCCCGTCGCTATCGGACCAGATCCACAACGGCGCCAAGCGGATTCACCTATCGTGACGCAACCGCGCGCGAGGGGTTGAATCAATATCGCACCGAACTTGCGGCGGCGGAATGTGAATCCGGCTTCAAAATGCGCCTGACAAAAGGCCGCCCCGTGTCCTGTTCCGAGAATAGCAGAATCGAACCCAATCCCGTTGATGTTCTTTATTCGCTTGTCATGGATTCCGACGTTCTGGACTCTGGAGGCTTTGAAGATTGGGCAGAGAATTTAGGCTATGATACCGACTCGCGCGCCGCTGAATCCATTTTCAAGGCTTGCATTGATCTGGCCCTGAAAATGCGCGCGGCCTTTGGGCCTGACGGAATGGAATCCCTTGCAACAGCTTTTCAAGATTATTGAAACCCCGAAACCGAAAGGACCGAGTCCAATGGCTTATGACTTCACTCTGAATCCCCCCGCAACCGTCGCGATTGAGTGTTTTGATTGGGGCAGCGACGTTTACGGGAATCCAACCTGTCATTATCTCATTTTCTGGAACAACGGAAAAAAAGGTGCCGAATATGAGGGCGGCAGCTATCGTTCAAAACGTCGCGAGCAAACAGGATACAGAGACAAGGCGAGCGAGTCCTCAATGTATACCTTGAGTCAGCTATTTCCCCGCACCGCTTGGAAAATTGACCCAGACGGAATCGACGGGGACAGGGCCACAGGGTTCGCGACCTTTACCGCGTCCCGAGACTATGACCGCGAACCCGTCCCCGTGATCTTTCGGACCGTGAAAACAGGCCAGCACAAGGGAACTGTTGACGCCTTTTTTCCAACCTTGCCGGGGACGCGGGACCCTTTTACTTGCACCGTTTACACGCGAGTCGGCCAGCATTGCACGGGGTCCCGCGACTATTACCGCGACACAAGTCCCGCGACTGTGGAGGAGTCCGCACCGCTGGCACGCGAACTGGAATCCCTTGGCTATGTTCTGGAGGTTCGCAAGCGGTGGACTCCTGAATTTGACGCGATCCGATTCAACACCTTGAACGCATAGGAGTCCCAGATATGGAATTGATGACAAACAACTCCCCCCGCCCCTGGGGCGGACCATACTGCAATAATCAAGGAGAAATATCGTGGATCTTGTAAGCTTAAATGTCGGGGCCTTGCGCAAGCATGTCTCCGAGCTGGCTCGCTGCGTCACTAAACGCACTGTGGAAGGAAACGGCGCAATCCGAGTCGAGGTTAAAGACGGACGCTTCACACTAGCGGCCTGTGATTTTGACCAGAGTATTGAAGTCGCACTTGGCGATGACTTAGACGTGCCGGACCTCCTACAATATATCTTGCCTTCGACGCTCAAGAGGGCGTTACAGGGATTACCGGCGGGCGAGGATGCGCGGCTGGGCCTTGAGGGCGATAGTCTTACCCTGGACGCGGGCGGCGTGCTGCTCACGCTTGGACGTACCGCAGATCGCGACGAAGAGTGGGCGGACCTCGGGCCGGTGACTGTGACAGAGGCGCTTACCCTTCCAGACGACTTTTCCGAGGCCCTAGGCTTCGTGGAAAACTGTATTTCCACTGACAAGGCACGATACTACCTAAACGGCGCGTGCCTCTACTATCGCCAATGCGAGGCGGGCGTTGTAGCGACGGACGGCCACCGGCTGCGGCATGTCACGTTACAAATGAAGCGCCCTGAGTCGTTCGGCGATTTTAGTGCGATCCTGCCTCAAGCTTGCGTGGCTTTCTTACGGCGCAACTTTGGTAAGGCGGATAGCGTCTCTCTCGCCGGTGGACGTTTGAACCCGCTGCGCGTCGTGATTGAGGCGGCGGGTTACACTTACACCTCTAGGCTGATAGACGGGAGCTTTCCCGATTTTGAACGTGTAATCCCGAAGGACCGGGTTGGAGCGTTCGGGTTTGAGGCTACAGGTGCTGCGCTTAAAACCAAGCTTGGCCGCCTTACCAAATTTGCGACGGATGAAAGCGCGCGGATCGCTCTCACTGTTAACAGCAAGGTGCAAGCCTCAATAAACGACTCGGCCTTGGCGTCGTTTGATGTTGTCGAAACATGGGGAGACGACTGCACAAGCGTCAACGGCCATTACCTGCTTGACGCTCTCCCGGGCAACCCGCAAGAGCTTGTCCGACTTATCGCTTATGACGCGCTCGCGCCGGTGCGAATCGAGTATCCAGAACACCCCGCGCGCGTCGGTGTGCTCATGCCTATGCGCCCCTAGCACTGCGCGCCCGTGTAACCTTCCGTCGAGAAACAGAGGAGACTAAACAAATGGTCAAATTCGTGAGAGAAAGCACCGCCAGTAAAGCAATTTCAGCCTGGGTCATCACCAATAGGCGAGGCGAGTGCGTCGCAAAGGTTCAAGCGCATTTTGCGCCGTCTGGAGGCGTGAGCGTTGGCGTGTTCGACTCTGAGCGCGACGTGCAACACGGCCGCGCTGGCGGTTACGGATATGACAAGCTGACGGCCGCACTTAGCGGCCTTGTTGTCGCTGGCCATACGCTCGCAGATCACTGTGAAGTGCGTTTGAGACCGCCGCGCGGCTTGCCCGGCTTCCCGCGAGGATACAGGCGCAAAGGATACCATACCGCTAACCTTATGCACTGGGTCCGGGACAATGCCGACTCACCTTGGCGCGCCTTGTCAGAGACCGAGCGCCGCGCCGCCATGGGTCGAGACGACGTGTTCACAGGCTTCTCCGACTGCTACAAGGTCGCGGGGCTGGAGTATCTCACGGAGCGCGGCTTGCGCGTGCACCGGGCTATCTAGCACGGCGCATAGGCGCGACCTCCCATGGTGGATAGGCGCGCCATTGTCACCCTGTCCGAACATGAAGACGCGGCGGCCAGTCGCGCGCGCCCTAAGCAAGCGCGCACCCATGCATACCACATACCAGCAAGGAGAACAGGCAGATGAATAACAGAGAAAACAACACGCTAGGCGCTTCGTTTCTTTCCTTAGCAATCGCGGGCGCAATGGCGTTTAGCCTAGGCGCGGCGTTTGTTCATGGATTGGACAAACAGGCAGGAATCTACGCGGCGGAACGCGAGTCCATGGTCGCGGCGCGCCCTTGCCTTGAATGGCGAGAATTGGAGCGCGTAGGCATGACGGACTCAACCCCGCTTGAAAACCTGTCGCGCGGTTATCGCTTCGCGAATCGTTGCGACTAGTCCGCTGCACACAGACAGAACAGGAGACTAAACCATGGCTAAGAAATATGCAGACGATTGGAAAACGGAACGCCGCAACGCGCGCAAGGATAAGCAAGCCGCGCGCTTGACGGATGCGGCGGACGCGCGCGGCATGGGGAGCAAGGCTTATAGGGAAGCCGCCCGCCTGTTTAACTAGGCGCGGTAGGGAAGGGAAAGGGAAGGCGCTAGAGCGCCTTTCCTGGGCCCTGCACAGAAACAGAAGGAAAGGGTAATGCATGTTTGAGAGATTCGCGGCTTTGTGTTGTTGTTTGGTCCTGCTTTGCGTGCTAGGCGCATTCAGTTGAACACAAACTGAGAAAAGAGGGGGGACCCAAAGGCCCCCCTTGACTCTGAAATCTAGCCCCCTGTAGCTGTCAGTAGTATGCGGTAAAAGGTTCATTATTCCGCTTTACCACCAATAACCCCCCCTAACGGGGGCCTATCTCCTCGTCTCAATCGTCTCAATCGTCTCAATCGTCTCAATCGTCTCGCCCATCTCGCCTTATCCTGCCTATCTCATCGTCTCAACTATCCCGCCCATCTCGCCTCATCTCGCCTATCTCCTCATCCCCCCACCTCGACATCACCATACTTGAGCCGAAACGTCACAATCATTGACTTTTGAGAAGTAATCGTCATTATCTGTGACAAATTAAGAGGCGTCTCGGCGTCCTGAACAAGCGGTATCTCATGACGAATTCAAACAAGAAGACGACCAGACACGACCTGAAGAAGGCTCCGGCTTTTGCGCATCCTGAATACGCGTACTGGGCGGATGTCTGGGAAGGCTTCCGGGCGGTGTTCGAGGGACAACGAGCGGTCAAGAACAAGGGCGTTGAATTCCTTCCCCAGATGAACGGGCAGGAAGAAAACGAGTACGCTGAGTTCCTTGAGCGGGCGACGTTCTACAACATGACCGGGCGGACCCTTGGCGGTCTGGTGGGGACGATCTTCAAACGTGAGCCGAAGGTCGAAAACCTCCCAAAGAAGCTCGAAAAAGGCGTTCGCCGGATCACCCGGAACGGGATGTCCCTCACGCAATTCGTCAAGCAAATCTGCACTGAGACCCTAGGCGTCGGTCGTTACGGCGCTCTGGTCGACATGGACGCCAAGGGCGAGAAAGCCTACTTCGCCGGATACCTTGCCGAGAACATCATTGACTGGGAAGTCGAAGAGATCGCCGGTGAGGACGTCCTGACGATGGTCGTCCTTCGCGAGTTCAAGCAAAACCGGGAAGGCGTAGGATACGCCCGGCGCACTTTCACCGAATACCGGTTGTTGAAGCTTCAGAACGTTGGGACCGACGAGAATCCGGTGTTCGAGTACCAACAGCATCGGTATCTATCTCACAATGAGACTGACGCCGACCTCACCGGCACGCCCGATGAAATCATCACTCCGAAAAATCGTGGCACGACGTTCAAACGCATCCCGTTCCAATTCTTCGGCCCGTATACGAACCTCCCCTCCGTAGAGCGCCCGCCGCTGGTCGATATCTACGACCTGAACATCTCCCACTACCGCTCGTACGCGCAGCTTGAGCACGGTCGCCACTACACGGCCCTGCCGGTCTATTACGCGCCGAAGTCGGAAGGCGAGAAGAACGCCGCTGCCGGGTCCACCTACACAATCGGCCCGAACGTGGTCTGGGAAGTGGGGCAGGGCGAGAAGCCGGGTATCATCGAGTTCAACGGGACGGGTCTGAAGACCCTCGAAACGGCTTGCGCGCAGAAGGAGTCTCAAATCTCGGCTCTGGGCGGTCGAATGGCGGGTGGCGGATCGCGCGCGGTGTCGGAGTCAGACAACCAAGCCAAGATCAAGGAGATGAACGAACAGTCGCTTCTCCTCAACGTCGCTCTGTCGGTTGATCTGGGCGTTTCCGAACTTCTCCACATCTGGGCTGAATGGCAGGACGTCAAACCCGCCGAAGCCGCCCGAATCTCGATTGAGCTGAACACCGACTTCCTATTCAACGAGCTTGGCGCGCGCGAATTCCGGGCGATCCACGCCATGTACAGAGACGGAATCATCCCCGCCGACGTGCTGTACGAGTATCTTCGCAAGGCTGAGCTGATCCCTGACTGGATGTCGGCGGAAGAGTTCAAGAAGCTCCTCGACAACCCCGATCAATTCCCGAACCAGAACGACGTTCTGGCGCGGATGCGGGGATATCCGGATGCGAAGTCGGAGCACCAACAAAAAGAGAAGCTGTACGACCAAGCCCGCGAAGAGCGTATGGCGAAAGAGAACCCACCGGAACCCGCTCAACCGCCGAAGAAGCCGAAACCCAAAAATGCCTAAGACGTTCGACGACATCCTAAACGGGACCGGTGAGGAATTTGAGGAAGGGGTCAATGGCCTCCTAGACGAGGGTGACTCCTTCCGAGCCCGTAAACCCAACCTGCGATTCACTGACGAAGACGCAGACGACATCAACCTGACAGACGAAGAACTGGACGACATCTATTGACCGACTTCAGCACCGAATGTCGATACCGTGTATATAACGATTCCTGTGGCGATTATGTTGAGGTTCGTCCAGATTCGGACTCGCGCACTCTCGTCGAGATCGGAAGCAGCGAAGTCGAAGACCGGATCGTCATGATGCCCGCCCAAGCGCGCCAAGTCGCCTACGCGATGTTGCGTATGGCTGAAGAGCTTGATCCTACGGTGAATAGGAACCAAGACGGTGGCACCATGTTGTTCAATACTGCGCCCGACCAGAACTCAGTTATGAAGATGCGTTAGCCCTACACGAAGAAAAAATGTAGTAGGAAGGTCTCTGCATACTGTTCGTCCTATCTTTATTACCATTCATTGTCTTTGGCTCTTTAGGGTTAGTTATTTTCGCGACGTGTACATTTTCCCTGATTGAAAGCCTAAAATGAGCTATCAATTCGACATGAAAGACATGAATATCTCAGGGATGGACATCATCGCCCGAGACTTAATGCACACCCTATTAGGGGATGTGATCGGGCAGGGCGCGTTTCGACGGGTCTACGAATGTACGATTAATCCTGAGATCGTCATCAAGATAGAAACCGACGGATACTACCATCACAACGTTCATGAAAACGAGGTCTGGGAACGCGTAGAGTGGACTAGTCACGCCAAGTGGTTTGCGCCGGTGATCAATATTAGCCCGTGCGGTAAGGTGCTGGTCCAGAAACGCACCGAACCAATCCCGAAGAACAAGCTTCCTGAGAAAATCCCGAACTACTTCACAGACACAAAACCTGACAACTGGGGTTTATTCGACGGACGCCCTGTTTGTCATGACTACTCGATCAATCTCCTAATGGAGAAAGGTATGAGCAACCGTCTAGTCAAAGCGAAATGGCTAAGTTTTACTTGAGCCAAAATGTCAATGGAATTGACTTAGCCGCTGTATTATGTTAGCTCCAATGACACATAGCGGTGTCTCGGAGAGACAGACGCCTCCAATCCCGACAATCCTCAAATCTCGGTGAGATTATATGCCAACTATTTCGTACAACACCCTTGATGAAGTGCCGGAAGCTTTCCGCGAAGAAGCGAAAGAAGACGGCGACAAATTCAAGGTCAATCTGGCCCTGAATTCGAAACTGACTGAGTTCCGCGACAACAACACGACCCTGAGTCAAGAGCGCGATGATCTTCGATCCAAGCTCGCTTCTTTTCAGAAAGTCTTCGGCGAAGATTCTTCGGTGGATGATGCGGTCAAAGAGATCGAAACCCTACGCGGCACGGCTCAACGCGTGGAGGACGGCGAACTCGTCGAAAACCAAGGTCTCGACAAGGCGGTGCAAGAGCGCACCACCAAAATGAAAGAGACCTACGAAAATCAACTGGCGGACGCCCGTCGTGAATTGAACGCTCACAAGGAGCGGACTTCGGCGGCTGAAGCCAAGTACCAACGCAGCGTCATTGATCGTGCGATCACCGATGCGGCGATGCGCGAAGACAGCGCCGTGAATCCTTCGGCTCTGCCTGACCTCCTTCGCCGCGCCCACGACATCTACACTGTGGGTGAAGGTGAGAAGCTGGTCGCGAAGCAAGGCGACGTCACCCTCTACGGCGAGGATGGCACCACGCCGCTTCAGCCGGGCGAATGGCTTCAAACTCTGCGCGAAAGCAACAGTCACCTGTTCAAACAATCCACCGGTGGTGGGTCTGGCGGCGGGGATAAAAACCTCGGCGGTCTGTCGAAAGCTGACTTTGAAAAACTCTCGCCGCAGCAAAAACTGTCGCTGGCGAACAAGAACCGCAAGTAATATCGACCCGTTATTCGGGACGAACTGACTACACAGAAGATCACCGGGGGTGGTTGGACGGTCTCAAAAGTAGAGATCGGCTAACCGCCCCCGTGTTGTTTTGGCTTATGCCGAAATTCTATTCCCGGTTTAAGGCTGAGCCGGGACCAAGCAGGCGCGGGGCGCTCGCAGGAATTCAGCCGACTTTTTTGTCAACTGAAGGAGTGCCTAGAGATGGCTCTTACTCTGCTTGAAGCAAGCAAACTGAACGACGGCGACATCAAGCGTCAGGCTGTCATCGAAATGTTCGCACAGAACTCGGATATCCTCCGCGTGCTGCCGTTCGAAGACATTCCGGGCGGGTCGCTGACCTACAACCTCGAAGGCGAACTGCCGGGCGTTGGTTTCCGTGGTTTCAACGAAGGCTACGACGAGTCGACCGGCATCGTGAACCCGCAGACCGAAGTTCTGCGTATCGCTGGTGGTGATCTGGACGTCGATAAGGCGCTGATCAAAACCCGTGGCGAGCAAGTGCGTGACTCCCAAGAGTCGATGAAGATCAAGTCGATGGCGCTGTCCATCGCCGACAAGATCATCAACGGCGACTCCGAAGCTGATCCGCGCGTGTTCGACGGTCTGCGCAAGCGTATCGTGGGTGATCAGCTCATCGATGCGGGCTCTTCCGATGGCGGCGACGCTCTGTCGATCTTCCAACTGGACGAAGCTATCGATGCGGTCGACGGCGCGAACTATCTGCTCATGAACAAGGCCACGCGCAACCGCCTGAATCAGGCTGCGCGTCAAAGTCTGGGCGGTGAGATGCACTGGGATAAGGACGAGTTCGGTCGTCGTATCGCCATGTACAACGACCTGCCGATCCTCGTTGCCGACTACGACAACGAAGGCAAGCAGATTATGGGCTTCGACGAAGTCGCCTCTGGTGGTTCCACCGCGACGGCTTCTTCGATCTACATCCTGTCCATCGGCTCCGACAAGATCACCGGTCTTCAGAACGGTGTCATGGAAGTCGAAGACCTCGGCGAAATCGACGAGAAGCCGGTCTTCCGGACCCGCGTCGAATGGCTGGTCGGTCTGGCGGCGATGCATGGTCGCGCCGCTGCCCGTATCCGTGGCGTGAAGAACGTTCCGTTCGTCGCGTAATCGCAATCGGGAAGGGGAGGGCCTAGCGCTCTCCCCCGCCCCTAACTCCCTTCCCACTCTTCAGGAGATCAGGACATGAAGTCTGTTGTGAAATACCCGTACGACGCCGCGACGGCGTTCCGGGCTCCCGGTCTGGCAGCGGTTACCGCCAGCACCGATACTGCCGCCGTCGAGCTGGACTATATCAGCAAGGGCCGTGGTGCCTACGCCGATAGTCTTGGCCGTCAATCATACGCCGCCGTGGTTCTCATCGAAGCTGTTGATTTCGGCGACTCCGATGAAGAATACACCTTCGACGTGGAAGTTGACAGCACCGACGCGTTCGACACGCCGACTGTTGTCGGCTCTGTGACCGTCAATGGTACCGGCCCGTTCGTGGTCAATCTGGACGCGGACACGGTCCAACGTCTGGAAGCCGTCCCGGCGTTCGCCCGCGTGGCGCTGACCGCTTCGGGTACGACCCCGAGCGTGAAGTTCTCCGCTTGGCTGGCCCCGGTTGTCGCCTAAGGCAAGCCCTTCCGGGCATAACGGGAATAGGGGGCTTCGGCCCCTTTTTCTCTCTCTACCAACCCGAACAGAGAGGTACGTATGAGCCGTCCCCACAAGCGCGATAAGGTCGCTGTCGTCAATCCCAACACCGACGAAACGGTGATTGTTTCCCGAGCGAATGCAAACGATCTAGTCAATCTGAATGGCTGGTCTTACGCGAGCGCCAAACCGGCAGAGCAATCCGTTGAAGATGCGGAACCTACCGACGCCACCGATACTGATGAGAATGAGCTGGAAACGGTCCCCTCGCCGGTAGCGGAAGAGACTGTCACTCCTGACGCCGACGAAGAAGGTGAAATCGAGGCTCTGCGTGCTCGCGCCGCTGAGCTTGGTATCGAGTTCGACGGTCGGTGGCGTGAG